ATCACTGACCTCAAACTCTCGATGGATGATTCTGACAGGTTTGCAACGTTCACCGTTCAGATTCGCGACTGGAACGACACGGACGTAAACCCACTCGTTCTCGAGTCCTATCCCAACTGCACGCTCAATCCTAAATCGAAGAACTACATCGCGAGACTCATCGGAGACCTCAAGACTCGGTTCGATTTTGACGCCGAGATTCCAGAAGAGCGTCGCATCGTGACGACAGGCAATTACAACAACGTCTCGAAATTCGTTAGAATCGTGATGCATGAGAACGTTGATCGCGGGCTTACCCCCCAGAACACTGTGCCTTTCGGCTTCCGCGGGTTTGAGCTTCCCAAGACGAACGACCTGCTGACCGATGGTAATCCAGGTGCGTCAGCGCGTCTCGAAGGAAACATTTCGACAGCTGCCCTTCGTGGAGCGATTCTTCCTCCACTTCCTTTCCGCTTCAAGGTCACAAAGGGAGAGATTCTCTCAACAGGTGCATGGCCAGGCGAGCCCGGAAAGACTGAGGTCCCGTTCTCTCCGTATCACTGGGGCGTCAAGTTTGAGCGGAACACCACACCCCTCAACTCTAATGTCATCACTGAGAAAAACGAGCTTCTTGCTAACTACACCAAGTTCCTCGGTATTTCTAAGCTCGACACGCTCGTGACGGGCTCAGGCGCTGACGGGTTGAATAACAATAAGTTCACTCTTGCGAAGGTCACACTTTCTAACCTGACGGCGACTAATATCAGCGCGGTGATCACAGGCTCGGTGGGACAGCACATGCGCGAAGCCGCTTACCTACGTGACGGCGTGATCAACCCCTCTGATTACACGATCGATGATGGTGTCCTCGGCGATCGTTTGACGCTTGCCTCGCTCCTCAACAAGCTGACGGCCTCCGAATTCAATAAGTTCTCACCTTACACCAAGTTCGTCACTTTCATGCACGGCGGCTGGGATGGTGTCAACATTCTTGATCGAGATGCTCGCCGCTTGAACGACAAGGCATGCTCTTTTGACGTCGGCGCGGGATCGCAGATCGGTGGAGCAGAGCCCACGTTCGTGTCGCCTGGATTCTCTGTCAGCTCAACGAATTTTGGTGGCGTTGGTCAAAATAACTCGACGGTCTTCTCTTACAAGACAGCTGTCGACATCATGACTGATCCTCTCCTCGTCAACACGAATATTCTGACGATCCCAGGCATTCGTGAGCCATTCTTGACTGACTACACGATGAACAAGGTTCGTGACTACGGTCTCGCTTACTTCGTCATGGACATCCCGGCGTATAACGACGACGGTGAACGCCTCTTTGACGACTCAACAGACAGGCCTAACGTCAACCAGACGACAAACTTGTTTGACTCAAGGGTCATCGACAACAACTACGCTGGAGCTTACTTCCCCGACGTATTCATCGATGACGCGACGAACCGCCGCCGGGTGAAGGTGCCTGCGTCGATCGCGGCTTACGGCGCGTTAGCGTTCAACGACCGTGTGGCATATCCTTGGTTCGCCCCCGCTGGATTCAACCGCGCCGCACTTGACTTCGTCAATAACGTCGGTGTCCGTCTCAGCGTCAATGACCGCGACAGGCTTTACGAGTCCAGGGTGAACCCAATCGCCACATTCCCGCGTCTCGGATTCGTGATTTATGGGCAGAAGACGCTGCAGATCAATAAATCCGCCCTGGATCGTGTTAACGTCCGCCGCCTTCTCCTCGAAGTGAAGCGCGTGATCATCAACATCGCACAAAATCTCGTCTTCGAGCAGAACACACCGGATGTTCGCAACCGCTTCGTTGCAGATGCTACACTGCAGCTGGGTCTCATCCAGTCGCAAGCGGGCGTCGAGGCTTTCCAAGTCGTTATGAATGAGACGAACAACACGCAGGAAGATGTTGAGCTCAACCGCCTCAACGGTCGCATCGTGGTCGTTCCGACTAGAGCGATCGAATACATCGCGATCGACTTCATCATCACGAACAGCGGCGTCGCCTTCGTCTAATTTTTAGATGATTTGAGATAAAGGGCGCGACGGTTTCCCCGTCGCGTTCTTATTTAAGGGGAGAGATTTTTGACCTTGTTTTTCTTCGAAAAAAAGCAAATAGTTACTTGAAGACGCGAAGGCTTTAGATAAATCCAGTTCGTGTATTCGTAAAGAAGACAATAGTTAGTGTTAGACAGGGAGTATAATAATGGGACAGGTAAATCAAGGAAGCGCTGGTGTAACGGCAACAGAAATCGACTTTTCAGGTCCTGTGACGCAAGTGCCGACAGGCATTCCTGCAGGCGTCGTCGGGACATCTTTGAAAGGTCCTGCATTCGTTCCGGTCACGGTCGGAACTGTTTCGGATTTTTATGCCAAATTTGGCCAGACAGATGGCAAAAAGTTCGGTCCTCTCGCGGTAACGGAGTGGCTTCGCAATGCGAACTCCGTCACATTCTTGAGGGTTCTAGGTGTCGGTGAAGGTAAAGAGCGCGAGGCCGATGGTTCGGTGGCACGCGCAGGTTTCGTGGTAGGCGAAAAGCTACCCGACAATGACGGCGTCATTGCTACCAATCCTTATGCGAATGTTGGCGGTCCCGATGGTCGTCTGTACTTCCTCGGCGCCTTCATGTCAGAGTCTGTTGGCTCTACAATCTTCTCGTCAGCTGGCTTACAAGGTCCAGGAGGCGTAACCCCTGGCTCAGAGTCTTCTCTTCCCGTTATCCGTGGCGTCGTTATGGCACCATCTGGCGTCATCCTTCGCCTGTCGTCGTCTTTTGACACGACTAACACGAGCGACGCCCCTGCTGTTGGATATGTCGCCGATAACGCGACGGCGCAAGGTAACATTGTCGGCGACGTTTGGCTTGAGCAGAACAACGTCGCGAAGCAAGAGTTCGTCATGCTTCTCAACGGGCACAAGGGAACAGACGCGGAGTTCCCCAACGTGATCACAGCGTCGTTTGACATGACAGCGCCGAATTATTTTGCAAATGTCTTCAATAAAGACCCTTACAAGATCCAAGAGGCTGGTCACTTCCTGTATGCAAACTGGGACATCCATCCGCAAACCGCGGTCGTCACGGGCTCTGTTCTCGTTGCTGGTGCATATGGCGCCGATGTGGCAGGCGGTCTTGAACCCTCGGCGTTCTTGACTACAAGCTCGCTCACATGGAACTCTGGCTCTGCGTCTGTTCCTAACTATGAGGCCTTTGAGGATCGTTTCACGCATGCCAAATCCCCTTGGGTGATCTCGCAACGCTTCGGCGGTGTAGCGGCAAACCTCTTCAAGTTCCATGCTATTGATGCAGGCGCGAACGTTTCTAATCTTTACAAGATCTCGATTGAGAACATCACCCCGAGTCCAGACCCGCTTGACAAGTTCGGTACCTTCGACGTTATCGTTCGTAGCTGGTCAGATCGCGACGCAGCGCAACAGCCACTGGAACTTTTCCGCAGCGTGAACCTGAATCCGAGCGACGACCGCTACATTTCCAAGGTCATCGGCGATGCCCACATCTTCTTCGATTTTGATCGCGACATCAACGCCCAGTCGGTGGTCGTCGAGGGCAACTACCCTGCACGTTCTAACTACATCAGGGTTGAGGTTCACTCTGGTGTAGAGTCGGGTGAAGTCGATCCGACCGCCCTTCCGATGGGCTTCCGTGGAGTTGAACACCTCGTGACCTCTGGATCGGCGCCTCTCGCAAGCAATGATAATGATACGACATTAACAGCGACGGACCTGTTGAAAAGGGCAGTCACACCTCCACTTCCAATGCGATTCAACATCACAAATGGATCAGGCGACAAGAGACAAGTCAACCCATCGTTGTACTGGGGAACACAGTTCGAGCATGTCGCTGACCTGGCGACACCAAATGCTTCAACACTCCGAAACGATTCGTTGAAGTCGTTCGCTAAGTTCTTCCCCGACTATTCGACTGAATACGCCAACTTCATCGTCGGCGACAACACGGGAGCAGTTGATACTGCTGAGTGGGGAGTGATCGACGCTGACAGGTTCTGCAGAAACTTGTTCACTCTCGAAAACGTGCAGGTCATGACAGGCTCTTCTACATTGGCTGATGCCACGAAGTGGTCTGAGGCGACGTACGTGAGAGAGGGTAACATCGTCGCAAGCGCGGGTAACAAGACACGTGCGCTCAAGGTCGACGATCTCACGTTGCAGACGAACAGGAGGTTCGCGAAGTTTACGTTCCCGTTGCAGGGAGGCTTCGACGGTGTCAACCTGTTCAACAGGGATGAGGCCGAGATCAGCAACAACGCGGTGACGGCTGACATGGATAACACTGTTCGAGGTCTCCAGGACGGACCGTCAGTGAAGGCATATGTCAAGGCGCTGGAGGTAATGAAGAACGTCGTCAACACAGACATCCAGCTGCTCGCAATCCCGGGCATCCGTCACGAGGTCGTTACTGATCTCGCGTCTGACGCCGTCAGGGAGCGCTTCGACGCTCTTTACATCATGGACGTAAGACAATACGACAACAACGTTGCCGAGGTCACGTCGTCCATCCAGACTCCTTCAGTCACTTACACGGCTCAGGAGTTCAGGAGCAGGGCACTTGACAACAGCTTTGCAGCCGCTTACTTCCCTGACGTTGTTATGACTGACCCCACGACTGGCACGAACCTCGTCGTTCCTCCTTCAGTGGCTGTCCTCGGCGCGCTTGCTCTCAACGACAAGGTTGGACATCCTTGGTTCGCCCCCGCAGG